CTATCAAAGAACCGATGGTCCATTTAAGGATTTTGATTTTGACGGTTCCGGTCTTAATGTTATCCTTGACATTCTTGCACACAACACACACTACAATGCTGTATTAGCACACCTTGCGGCAAACGAATCATTCATCTCTTCTGCACAGCTTAGAAAGAATGTTGTAGCTCGCGCGAAGTCTCTTGGTTATACACCTAATAGTACTTCAGCTTCTGCAGTTGAGCTAACACTTACTGGTCTTAATGCAGCTATCACGTCTCTGCCAGAAGGTACAACATTTACATCTTCTGACACATTAAATAATGAAACATATAACTTTGTTACATTTAAAGAAGTAGGTGCCCCAACTACTCCTTTTACAGTTTATCAAGGTGCGATTAAAACAAAAGAATATATTTTTGATGACAAGGTTCCCAACCTTAAGTTCGAAATACCCGATACAAACATTGATAAGACAAAACTTATAGTAACAGTCAGCGATTCTATTAGTAGTACGCAAAAAGAAGTTTACACACAATTTTCTGAGCTGCCTGGTGTTGATGGTACTTCAGCTTTATACTTTATTAACGAAAACCCTAACGGCAAATTTGATATATCGTTCGGTGACGGTGTACTAGGTAAAAAACCATTACCCGGTTCACTAATTACGTTTAAGTATTTAACAACAGATGGTCCTGCTGCAAATGGCCTATCAGTATTTACAACCTCAGATTCTCTTTTTGATAGTGTTAACAAACCTACAATAAAATCGTCTGCTGCTTCTTCTGGAGGTGGAACAAATGAAAGTATTGAGAGTATTAGAGCGAATGCTCCTCTGCAATTTATATCTCAAAATAGAGCCGTTACGGTTGACGATTACAAAGCTCTTGTTCGTGCTAACTCAACTGCAGAATCAGTATCAGTTTGGGGAGGAGAAGATAATGACCCTCCCGAATATGGAAGAGTGTTTATATCGGCAAAACCAGTCACCGAGACAACACTTTCAGAGGAGGAACAAAATAGACTGTTGCCTATTCTGGATTCAAAGGGGATTCTTACGGTTCGACCTAAGTTCGTCGATCCAGAATTCACATATATATACTTTAATCTTTTTGCAAAATATAATTCTTCGTTAACTAATCTTTCTGCAGAAGGTATATCAGCACTTATTAAAACCGGCCTCGGAAAGTTTAGCGATAATTTTCTTGAGAGCTTTGAAGGAGTATTTAGGTATTCGCAATTTTTAAATTATGTTACTGATTTAGATCCTTCTATCTTAAGTACGTATGCGCGTGTATATTGCAAGAAAGACTTTGATGCAACTACTTCTAACACAGCCCCATACAAAATTAATTTTAACTTAGAATTAGAAACACCATTAGATCCGACTGAGTCATTAATTACTTCGACAGGATACGTGAGTAACGGCATTACATATTTCTTTAAAGACGAAGAATCTTCAACAGCTAATATTAGAAATATATATCGTTACTCACTTAATGCAGATAAGGTTGAAATTTTAGACGAAAGAAACGTTGGAACAGTTAATACATTAACAGGTGCTATTGAGCTTGCTGATTTCAATATAACGTCTCAAACAACTATTTCAATTTTTGCTAGGCCGATATCAAACGATGTAGCTCCTAAAAGAAACCAAATCTTAGAGATTGATTTACTTAATACAACGATAGAATCAACTGTTGACACTATTGCCACACGAGGCACATCAGGGGCAAGTGAATATATTACAACACCGCGGGAGAAATAATGCACACATCAATTGCCAGTTATAGACCTCAAAACCACGAGAGGGACAAAGTGCGAGAGCTCATCCCGCAGTATCTGAGGGACGGAGCATCCAATCTAATCTCTTTTATGGAAGAGTATTATGATTACCTAAATCGCGAGGGGTTTGCTTCATACGAACTAGCGCACGTTATCGCCGAAAACGATATCGATACCACTAGCGAAAAATACCTTGATGCTATTCAGGGGGAGATCGCTAAGATAGTTCCTAACTCAAGTGTAATTGATAGAAACACACTTTACAAAAGGATAGTTCATTATTACCGCGTTAAAGGAACCCCCGAAAGTGTTAATGTCTTTTTTCAAATGATGTTTGATAGTATAGTTGAAGTGTACTATCCTTCCGATAATTTATTTAAACTGTCGGCCGGAACTTACGATTCATCAAGTGAGCTTTACACAAAACGCAATGGTGATTTATCAGGAATTGACAAAATTCAGGACTCTCACTTTTGGCAAGATTTTAGCTACCAAATAAAATCCACTATTTCTACTGAGCGGTGGATAGATTCATTTGAACGCATGGTGCACCCGGCCGGCATGAAATTTTTTGTTTCAATTCTTGTTGAAGTGATAATAAAAAACCGTTGGGAAGAATACCAAACATACACAAGTACTACTGATAATCCAGAAGGTTGGCTTGAGGACTTAAGGCCACCTGTATTAAGAGGCGTGCTATCTTCTGAGGGCTATCACACCCCCAAATACCAACCAGGATGGCTCTCTAGTATTATTGCAGGATTCATTACTGCTACAGCTGAAAATTACTATGGATCTTTAAGCCCCAATCATTCTTCTTTTGATCGAGTTGTATTCTTTACTGCTATTTTAAATTTTATTAATAGCAATTGGTCAAACAGCATTAATGCTAAACAATACTTTAATAGAGGATTTTGGGATGATCCATTAACACTTAATGCACTAAACGTATTTGAAATACCTCTATCAAATCTAATCAACGAATACCAACAGGAATATTTAGCAAATCGTTTGGAGTCTGCTGAAGCACCGCAACCGGCAATTCAAATAAGTACTACATAAAAGCGTATAAGAACCAGAATATGCTCGTATAAATATTATAAATAACAATCAAGAACACAACTAATTATGGCAGCAATTATTACAGATGACTTTCGGAGGAACCAGGCGAGACTTTTAGTCAATGACATTAAAGCTTCAGCTGATCAAAAGTTTGATTCACCAGCGACTAATTCGAACGAATCAAATTGGCCTTACCGCGGGACTAATCGATATGCAGTAGGTCTTGGTAAAACAGATTCGTGGCCCGACAATGCTGGTTCAGTTGATGAAGATGCAGTAAATTTTGTCGTACCAGTACCCTCAGGAAACAGACAAGAAGATGAAAATATTATTAATAATCTTTTTACTATTAAAGATCTTGGTGGTGCATCTGCAAAACAAATGATTGCTAAAAACCCTTGGACATCAGGAAGAAAATATAAAGTATATGATTCTGCTGATAACGATGCGTTTTATTCAACAGGCGATTTATACCCGTGTTATGTAACTTATGGCAGTAGCGTTTATATATGCCTTTCAAATACAGCAGTAGATAATGGATTTACCGCAGTTCTTCCTTCAACTACAGCTCCCAATGCCAGTGCTGATTATGCCTATTCATTTCCAGCTCAAGGATATGTTTGGTGTGAGGTCGCAAAGATACCTGCAAATGATCCTCACGTAACAAACCAATTTGTTCCAATTCAAAGAGACACAGACGTTAGTCCGGCTCTCACCGCTACGAATAAAAAACGAACTGCAGGACTTCTATCTCATGTTGGTATTATTTCTGGAGGAAGCGGATACAGCAGTAATACAGTTATTACAGCGACTGTGGTCGCACACAGCGGGGCAGTACTTACTCCTGCTATATCTTTTACACCAATTATTGATGGAGGTGGTGTTATTCAACGTATTGATATCCGTGATCCACAAAATTCTCCTGTAGATGCTGGATCTTACGAATTTTGGACAAGTGGTGATGCCAGCGCGCTTGTTGCTAGCGGTGTTGCACTTACTAATAGAATTAAATCTATTAACTTTGTGGTTACCGATAGCGGAGGAGGAACCGGTGCAAATTTAAGTGCTACTATAGCGCCTGTTTCTGGATATGGAAAAAACGCAATAGATATATTGCCTACATGGTTTGTTGGTATTAAGACTGACTTCACAGGAACAGAAAGCGACGGGGATGCTCCAGCACTTAAGTTTAGACAAGTATCTTTACTGAAAAACTTTACACCTAATTCTTCAGCATCCGACTCTGATGCAGGAATCCTTGATACTCTTAAATCTATTACTTTGTCGGGTGCGGTAAGCCCTTTTCCATCGTTAACAGAAGGACAGGTTTTATACCAAGCAGGAAGCGGAGCCAAATTTTATTTTGACTATTACGATTCTACTAATACTAAACTGTACTATCACCAAAATTCAAATGGAGAAGTAAACACGATTGACCCAACAACAGGTTCAAATGCAATTGGAACATCTTCGGGCGGTTCTCAAGTTGCAACAGGTGTGACTGCAGTTACTGATGGAGAATATCAATCTAGAGTCGGAGACGGTGAAATTAACGGAGAAGTTATTTTCCACGAAAACCGTAAGCCGTTCGCACGTAGCGCATCTCAAACTGAAGAGGTAAAACTCATTATACAACTTTAATAAATAAGATTTATGGCAATAACCACATACTCTGCGGCACCTTATTTTGACGACTTTAGTCAAGATAAGAACTATTTAAGGATCCTTTTCAGACCGGGTAGAAGTGTCCAAGTACGAGAGCTTAATCAGCTGCAGTCGAATATTCAAGATCAGGTTGACAAATTTGGTCGTCATGTTTTTAAAGATGGTGATCGTGTATTAGACGGTTACACAACATATGATTCTTCTATCCAAAGTATCGGTGTTAACTGGGAAAACACAACAGCAACACTTACTTCGACTGAGCTCGCTTCTTTGAAGGGGAAGGAAATATATAGCGGAACAGCATGGAGGGCAAAGATTCTTTCTGCTATCAATATTACTGGAGGACAACGTTTATATATTAAGTTAGTTGGACAAGCCGGAACATTCGCAGATGAGGATGATGTTCACATTGACCTTGAAACAGGAGAAGCCGCTTTATCTATTGGTGGTAATGACTATGCAGATACGGCTAAGATCGCTGAGATAGATACCGCTATTGAAGCAGTTGGTTATCACGGTGGTGTATTCCAAGATGCCGGAGTATTCTTTGTTAAAGGCCACTTTGTTCATACGGATGCGACAGAAGCATTTTACACTAAAACAAGTTCAACCGCGAAGTTAACTGGTGTAGCCCTGTTTGATATAGTAGAGACAGTAGTAGAGAGTACAACTGATACTTCGCTCGTCGATAACGCTAATGGAGAACCTAACGCAAATGCACCTGGTGCTGATCGCTATAAGATTTCCCTTAACTTAAGTTTTGTTCCTTCTTCTGACACATCTGTGGCAGCTAACCAACAGCGGATTAATCTCCTTGATATCAAAGATGATAAAGTCGTTCAGCCCGCTAGAACCCAATACAGCGAGCTTGGAAAAGCGCTTGCTCAGCGTACCGAAGAAGAAAGCGGATCGTACGTTGTTAATCCATTTAAATATGACGTTCGTGAATATCTGAATGACTCTGCCGGCAATCGCGGAAGATATACTGCTGCAGAAATATTAAATTCTGGAGGCGACCCACTTTTACCAGATGTTACAGACACCGCTACTGCTGCAACTGAAGGAGCAAAAAAATATGTTATTGGTGTTGAACCTGGTATTGCCTATGTACAAGGTTATCGTGTTGAACTAGAAAGTAAACAAGATGTTATCGCAGATAAGGGTAGACAGAATAGTGATACATCCACAAAAACCAATTATAAATTTTCTGCGAATCTTGGACAGTATATTGAAGGTGCGCTTGTAGACCTTGGAGGCGAATTAGATTCCAATACAATTGACAGTTTAGAATTTTCTCCTAATTTAACATATGATCTGTATGACACAAGTCCTGCTAAAATTGGAGAATGTAGAATTCACGCAATTGAAAATACTGGTACTAAAACCGTAAACGGAACAGAGACACCAGATTTCACTAAAGCGACAAAGCATCTCTATATTTATGATGTAAATTTAAATGCTGGAAAAACAATAAAGAATGCAGTAAGTATCACACTTGATCCTTCTGCCACCTCTATTAGTGGCGCGAGCATATTTACTAATAGTAGCGGATTTGAACTTAAAGAGATTGGTGACAATAGCTCACGCATGATTTACCCTTTAGGAAATTATGACATAAAAACTGTCAACAGTAGCGGCGCGACATGTGTAGTACAAAAACGATACCAAGATGTGGCATCCACAGCAGCACAAGGTGTAATAGAAATAACCGCGGCGGGTAGCGATTCATTTGTGAGTACGGATCCAGATGATTACGTCGTTTTACAAGCTGATGCAGGAGCTGATTCATCTGCAGGCGAAACATACGTTAGCGATGTTTCAATAGCAGGAAGCACAGCAACGCTTAAATTGTTAAGAGCCGATAATACTGCACCTGTTATATCTTCATCAAAAGCAATAACTGTATTTGCTCCAACACAAACAGCATTAAGTTTAAAAACTAAAACTTCTGCTACGGCAACAAAATCTATTGCGAATCTTAGAATAGACCCTGGCGATATTATTGAATTTGATAAAGTAGATGGTTATGAAATAACAAGTTTTGTTCATAACGGTATAACGATTCCTGCTAGTGATTACGAATTAATAACAGGTCAGACAGATACACATTACGGATATTCTCAGGTTGTATATAGAGGTGATTCTAGTCTTTATAAGAATTCTTCATCGACTAATACGATAACATTTAAATATTATAATCATACCGGTAGTGGTAATGTATTTGGTAGAGATTCATATTCAGGAGATCTAGAAGATGCACCCACATATGAAGAATTAAAACTTGCTAACTGTTTAGACTTTAGACTTCCAATAACACACACTACTGAAGGTTCAACTATTAAACCAAACTCTATTGTTAATGTTGGATTTACACACTATAATAAAAGAAAAGATATTGTTGTTCTTAACCAACTAGGTGATGTACAATTTATTCAAGGTTCTCCTTCTGCATCTCCTGTTTATCCTCAAACACCGGCTGATGCCATACTTTTATATAGAATAGAAAAACCCGGGTATCTGTACACACTAGGTGATTTAAAAATTGAGCGGATTGAAAACAGAAGGTATTCAATGAGAGATATTGGTTCTCTCGAAAGCCGGATTCAGAATCTTGAGTATTATGCATCTTTATCTCAACTTGAATCAGAAGCAGCTAATACCCAAATAACCGATTCTGCAGGACCAAGATTTAAAGGTGGTATTCTTACAGACTCATTCAGGGGTCATGGTGTAGGAGATGTTAGTAGCCCTGGTTATAAAGCTGCTATTGATCGAGAAAACTTTACTGCCCGTCCTACGTATCTTTCTGATAATGCTAGATGGAGTTATATCAGTGGTATGGGTTTAAATGCCCAAACTGTTACCAGCTGGAACGGTGCGAGTGTTCCTTCTACTACTAGTTATTCTGGTAAAAGAAAGAATTCATTAACACTCGACTTTATTGAAAAAGTATTGGTTGATCAGCCATTTGCATCAGATCATATCAGCGTTAATCCTTATGACGTAGCAACTTGGAGCGGGTCATTAGAACTTTCTCCATCATCCGATGAATGGAAAGATGTTAACTATGTTCCTGATATTATTAATAATATTGAAGGGGACAACAGCGCTTTACTTAAACAAATCGCCAATAACCCAAATGTCCTTGGAACAGAGTGGAACGAATGGGAGGCCCAGTGGAAATCTAAAAAGGTTCGCCACGGCCGTTGGTTTATGGCTAAAACCAGTTCGATACAAGTTGCTGACACATTTACAGAAACAACGTGGACTTCTAGGAGGAGAGGAAATCAAAAAGAATTCCTTCGTCAGAACAGAGAGGGCATTCAAACATCTCTCGTAGAGAATACCGAAAGGGAAGTTATAGGAGATGATCTTCTAAATATTACCTTTGTTCCGTTTATTCGTTCCCGTAAGGTTTACTTTAGAGGCAGGATGCTTAAGCCGAATACTACATTTAATCTATTCTTTGATG